ATAGGATCCACTGCGAAGTGGACTTGCCTTTAGGGGACTATTGTTTGGCCGGGTTGGCAGCCTGGCTCGCTTTGTGAGGTTGGGAGTGCACCCATCATGCGTCGATCACGATTGACGTAGATATTTTACCTGCAACCGTGGAAGGCTGCGTGGATGATAGACTGCCTTTGAGGCAAGGATAAGCACATTAAATATAGCAAAACCACATCCCCGTGTATGACGAACTGGGGCCTTCAATGGCCAGGTTTGGTGTTGAGTATGGGAGGAGCCAAAGGACAGCAATGTCGACGGAGTTGCGTAGGCAACACATCAATGTGCGTCGGAGGGGCACATTGGACTCGCGTCCTAGCGAGTGGGAAGAACATGGATAGTCGCCTTACTAGTTAAAGAGCGGAAAAACCCCCAACTAAATCCTCACTATGGTCACAACTTTTGATAATACCGCGTCCACACCTGCAACTGCGGGTGTTCGTGGTCATTTTCGAACAAAGCCAGAATCGGTGTCGACTCTAACCAAGTCACTGACACGATTCGTCAATTGGGTCTGTTGTATTACGGACATTGATGAAGAAGCGTTAGATTACGCCGATAAAATGATGATGAATGATGATGATATTGCCGAAGAGCAGTTGGTTGACCCAGTTTACGCGCTGGTCGCCAATAATCTCATGATGAGAATGGAGGGAATTGAAGGGCTTGGAGAGGAAGAAGTGCTGCTACACACTAGTTGTGTCGGTGTTGCAAAAGGAGTTTGCAACATTTGTGCTCTTACAACCGAACCTCGTGTTGTTGAAGTGCTTGATGGTATGATCGAAACTTTCAAACAACTCGAGGTTTCACAATCTCCTGAAGTTGCTAAGACGGTGTGCAGTGAGAAAGCCACTGAGGATGTTGATGGAAGAGTTTTTCGCATGAAAGACGGTCCATGGACAACTGAAAGTAACAAAGCCAAACAAGTTCAGCTAGGTAGCACAAGAGTTAAGGTGGATAACACCAAGCTCATTGGCAATCGTGGCAATTACACACGCACGGTGGTGCACGAGTGTAAGAACAGATTTGGTAGACCCGAACGTACAGCCGCAAATGTGCTCGCTGTGAGACGGTATGCATTAGATATAATGACCAGGCATGGACTGCGCCCAACACATGTACAACAACAACTTCCAATGGTGGTTGAATTGGTATTTGTGCGATCCGCAGCTGAGGCCGAAGCTGAACATCTTACTGAAGCACTGCGATACGCTGATGCGCATCGTAATGGCTTCAATTGGTTCCGCCGCACATACCACTTCTTCGTTGGTGTTTCACCAACGAGGAAATGGTATTGAGGACGCCCCGCGAGGGTAGAGGGTGTGAGTCGTATTAGTAGTGCGACTCACAAAGACCTGCACCTCTTCCCGCGGACGGCAGGTACAAAGTGCCGAGCATACACGAAGATCACTGGGATAGCACCCCAGGGTGTGCTCGGCATATACAATGCAGATCTTCAAACCCTTGCTACTGCGTTGCTTGAACGTATGTATTATTGCGATGTAGAAGGCGTGCTTACAGAGGCGCCACAACCGGCAATTGACGCAGTTAGGGAAACTTTATCTGAATTTAAGCTAGAGCTGATGCGAAAGAGTTCTCGAATCACCCCACTCACACTTGAAGAAGTTGTTGAGACGTATAGTGGTCGTAAGAGAACGATTTATGCGACAGCCCTGGCTGATTTGCAAATTAAGTCTGTAAACAAGAGAGATGCTTTTAGCAACGCTTTTGTTAAGGTAGGTAAGGACAAGACAACTGGTGCACCGCGGTGCATCCAACCGAGAAATCCACGTTACAATCTTTCGTTGGGCCGCTATGTTAAAGCACTTGAACACCGCTTGTATAAGTGGATAGCCAAGGTGTTTGGAGATGGTCCAACAGTTATGAAAGGTTATAATGTTGACGAAGTGGCTAGAATCGCAAGAGGAAAATGGGATTCCTTCCATCACCCAGCTGGTGTTGGACTAGATGCTACTAAATTTGACATGCATGTGTCCGTTGCAATGCTCGATTGGGAGCACAACGTCTATTTGACCATTTTTAATGATCATCCAGAGTTGAGAGAGTTGCTACAGTGGCAGATGCACAACGTGGGAGCTGGATATTGTGAGGATGGTAAGCTATCCTACAAAGTGAAAGGTAAACGATTCAGTGGCGATATGAACACAGCCATGGGTAACTGTTTGATCATGTGTGGATTGGTATGGGTGTACGCTAAATTGCGAGGCGTACATGTCAAACTAATAAACAATGGAGATGATTGTATGGTATTCATGGAGGCTGAAGACGTTGCCAAGTTTAATCTCGGAATCAAGGAATGGTTCCTGGAGATGGGTTTCCGCATGAAAGTGGAGGAAACCATCACTGATTTCCAGAAGTTGGAGTTTTGTCAAATGAAACCTGTGCAGATATCTGAGGGATGGACGATGGTGCGCAACATCACCACAGCGTTAACAAAAGATACCATGTGTTTAGTGCCTGTTACCAATGAGACAGGAATACGCAAGTGGATGTATAGTGTTGGTGTTTGTGGTTTAGCGTTGTGTAGAGGTGTGCCTGTCATGCAAGCTTTTTACAATGCTTACATCAGGAATGGTATTGACGACAAAGGACGGATTGCAAATGCCGTTCAGTCGCAAAGTGGTATGCGCTTTTTAGCGCAAAGGCTTGGCAATCGTAGTGATGTAATCACTGATAAAGCACGGTACGACGTGTTTCTTGCTTGGGGTATTTCACCCGATGAGCAGGTTGCTATGGAGACGTTTTATGATAGTTGGGGATTCGATTATGCTCCCACAGATATAATCGACGAACCATTATTATATCAATGTCTATAGCCTATCATGGAAACTACGTTGGGCCCGGATGGAGTGCTGGAGCATATCAATCATCTGTGGATAGTGATGTTCCTGCTATTGACGCTTTTGATATTAGCGGCAAAGTGCATGACTCACTGTATGCAAACGGTGGTGACCTTGCAGCAGCAGATCTACAATTCGCGGCAACTAATGTCGCAACCCTTGATCCTAAGAGATGGATAGCCGGAGGGCTGGTTGGACTTCAAGGTCTTGCCAGATACTCTGGGTATCTGTCTCAATCAGGGGTGGGGCCCATTGATAAAACTAGTAATACCAAACCACTTTTATCAACCAATATGCCTAAAACAAAAATGCCTAAAACCCTACCTCAGCTGACTTCGCTTACAAGAAAGGAAGTCAAAAATTTACAGCGAGTGATTGCCGATCAAGAGAAGACCAACTATCTCTCGATCAAGCCAAATCTCAAGCAAAAAGCTCGCTATCTCGAACCACTCAAACCTAGTTTGTCTGTTGCAACTGCACCAGTGAGCATTGGCACTACTATTCGCGCGTCCAAACCGATTGTCACACAAATCAAGAATGGTGTGATTGTCCAAGGGCGTGAATTTATGTGTCAGGTTTATGAAACCAACAATGCCAGCTTTCAATTGGCTGCATCTGCACCACTACATCCAGCCTATTATGTGGCCAGTGTTATGGGGCAGATGGCGCGAGTATACCAAAAGTACAAATTCCGTAAGTGCACTGTGCACTATGTCACGCGTCAACCGACTAGCGTTACAGGAGAAGTTGCTTTGGTGTACAACTCGCAAGTCACTGAACCCGCTGAAAATGGTGCTAATGCTAATTTCTTACCAAGAGTCATGACCCGAGGAAATGCTGTCCTAGGGCCACTGTGGCAAAATCATTCTATAATCATTCCCTGTGATACGACATACAGACTCATCGATCCATTCGTTAGTCCTGATGTAGCATCACACATTTTCGGCGAAGTGCAAGCTTATACACTCAGTGGTGTTACTGACACTGCTGGGTACTTGCTCATCGATTACGAATTGGAATTAAATACGACTATGTTTGCACCACATTCCACATCCATTCCAATTACATCTGGGCCAGGTGCTCAATTTTCGTTGGTGGATACCACTCCTACTCCCGCCGCAAATGCTGCTGTTGCCGTCAGTAATGCAACAATTACAGCATTAGCGAATGGCACCATTTGGAAGTGCTATATCAATGCGGATGAGAGTACAGTTGGTACTGGAACGACTCTTATTACTGCGTGGAAAACTACAAACCAGTACGCTTTGACCACGACAACAGTCGGTACAGCAGACGTTACATTCACAATTCAAGATGGACAAGTAATCTATCTTGTTGTTGTGGGTAGTGTGCTGTATGCCTACGTTTCGTTGTCTGCCGCTATCTCTGGTGATGCCGCAGGACAGATTTTCTACAAGACTAGTGCTACCTCTGCCGCCACATGGCTCGTCAATGCCTATGTTGTGCAGTTAGGATTAGCAATCGAGATGCAAACCCAATAAGATAGAGATCTCAAGGGATCCCAATATAAATGCTTACCAGCATATTTAAGTAAAAATTATAAAACATTTAAAACATTTCATACTTTAATGGATACGATGAGGTTGGTTACCTCTAAAGGATCATGAAATATTGATCGATCTGCTAGTCGTGTAGTAGAAAGTACTGAAAACAATAAAAATCATATGTAGCGTTAATTGATAGTGTTAGCAATTTGGCATGTTTGTGGGAACATGTGTACAGTGTTGTGAAATAACAAATTGCGTGAGAGATTAGTATCTCACGTCTGATGGAGGTCATGTGTGCTCACATGAGGGCCCTCTCGATCATTGCAGGTGTGCTGCCAAG